ACGGAGACAACAACTGGAAACGAGGTTTCCCTTTAAGTAGATTATATGACTCGATGTTTAGACATTTGTTGGGGCTGGCTGAGGGGGACAACTCTGAAGACCATGCGGCTGCTATCTTGTGGAATGCGTCGGCTTGGTGCTGGACTGAAGAAAAGATTAAACAAGGGAAGCTCCCGTCGGAACTGGACGATATAGGATATAGAGATGAATGAAGAAATAGTATTACCCGCTCTGTCTCAGGACTTAATCAATAAACTTGACAAACTATTCCCAGATAAATGTCCGCTGTTGACAGACCCTGAAAGGGAGGTATGGTATAAGGTAGGACAAAGAAGTGTAATTAATTATTTACAACAGACTTACGACGACCAACTCGAACAAGATATAGTAACTAAACAAGTACAGAATTAGCCATGTGTTTTTCACAACCTAAGATGCCCGAACCGCCACCACCTCCTGCACCACCTCCACCTCCGTTACCTCTTGCAGAGAAAGCAGTTACGAGTCGTCAAGCCCAACCACAACAGAAGCGTCGCAGAGGTACGGCACAGTTGACTAGTCGTCGTCCTACTTTAAGTATGGGTGGAGGAGCAGCAGGTACAGGCGTTCAACTTTCACAGTAATCACAATAACAAAGGAGTATTAATATATGAGCCTTCGCACACTTGATAAAAAGACGTTGCTCTCATCCGCTACAGCTTCGGGGGCGGGTAACAGTTTCTCAGTTGAGCGTTCTAAGGGATGGACATTTGTCATCGCAACAACGGTAGCTGGAGCAGCCACAGTAGATATTGAAGCTTGGATAGGCGGTGCTTGGCACGTCATCCACAGTGAGAGCGTATCAGCTCAAGGGTCTATTATGATTCGCGACGACATGGGTCACTACGAAAAGTTAAGAGCTAACATCAGTGCTTACACCGCAGGTACTCACAGTGTCTTCGCTACTGGTACTGTTGACTCTCTGTAATCTATAATGGCTCTTACGTTTCCAACGGGTACAAGGTATCCTAGTAACGTAGCACTTTTACCTAATAGATTCATACGTCCTGCATTCGAGGAGCTGTATGGGTTTGATGCACAACAAGCTGTAGGGTTAGCGAAACCTAGTATATCCGTTGTTCAGTTTGGGGCTAACGGTGCAACAATAAGCACAGCCGGAGTCAGCGGAGCAACTAGCTACACTTATGAAAGAGATACAGATTCTGGGTTCTCTAGCCCGATAACGGTAGCCACGACAACTAACTTAACAGTAAACGATACAGGTCCATTATCTAAAACGGTTACATATTACTACAGGATAGTAGCGACAGCCGGAGTAGAGACTACGACATCTAACACAGCTTCGATTGTTATACCCGCTGTTTTTACTACAAGTACCTTGAGTGAGAGTGAAACAGTTGAAAACTTTAACAGCACTTACACACTTACCATACGTCCTGAATTTGATATTACTAGCGGTACAATGACGTTAGCAGGACTCGATGCTTCTCAGACAACAGACAATGCATCACTTAGTATAACAAGTACAAGTAATATATTCGGCACATCAGCTGATTGGACGCAGTCCACAGGAACTCTTGTACTTACTGTATCTACAACTGTACCAAACAACGCTGATACTGTAGTTACATTTACTCTACAGAATCCGTCCTATCCGAACAATGGATCAACGGGTATTACATTAGATGCTTCAGGTCTTACTCAAGCTGCTATTAGTGGTACGTTTATGAGTGTCTCGCAAGACCCGCTACTTAACCTACCGACGTTCCCAACTATTGCATTAGTAGATAGTGAGGACGACATCCTAAAACACAACAACGTCACTGCTGATACATTAACCAACCCAGTAAATAAAGTTACCATAGCAAAGGCTTTAGATACTGATGATTTATATGTGTGGACTGGTAGTGAGTGGGTAACTTTTAATGATGACGGAATAAGCCCCTAGTATATAATTTAAAGATGGCTAATAAAAAGATAACAGAATTAACGGAGCTGACAACACCCACCGGAGCAGACATACTTGCTATTGTGGACGACGTCGCAGGGACCGCAACCACCAAGAAAGTATCCGTTACCAATTTAATGGGGCAAGCATCTGCTTCCAACTTATCAAGTTACGACTTTAACGGAAACGCTATCAGTAACTTCGACGCTTCGATCAACGATCAAACAGGAACCACCTATACATTAGTAGCTGGAGACAATGGTAAAGTAGTAGTGCTAGACAATGCCTCTGCTGTAACTGTCACAGTACCAAGTGGTTTAGGGGTTGGGTTTAATTGCAGCTTCGTACAAAAGGGAGCGGGGCAAGTAAGCTTCGCTGCTTCAGGAACTACCATCAACAACAGACAGTCCCACACTAAGATAAACGATCAGTATGGAGTAGCTAGTGTAGTTGCTTACGCTGCCGATACATTTGTATTAGCCGGAGACACAGCATCGTAACAATATGTTTGTCTTGCCCACAGTTGGATTAGGTGTTATTGCTAGTCCTACAGGTTTATCTTTTCCATCCATTGCAGTTTTTGACAACGAATCAGAATTTATCACCGACACATCATACCCTGACTACACCGTCGTACACGCAAAAGACACCGATAAGTTGTATGTGTGGGATGGTAGCGCTTGGTATTTATATAACAACGATTAAGATTTAACATGAGTACATTAACAAGTTACGCATCAGCATCCGCTAGAGATTCAGCAGCACCAGCAGCAAGCAACGCAGGTCTTTGTATATTTAGAACAGACACTAAAGCTATCGAAGTATCGGACGGTACTGACTATCAAACTTATAATAGTGACGGTGTATATCTTGATTATTCGTCAGGTAACACGCACTCAGGCGAATTTGATGGTAATGACTACGCTGTAGGATCAGTAGGAGCTTTGAACAGTGTTGATGCATTTAGTGCGTCTTTTTGGTTTAGGTATAACTCAGTTAATAAGATTCCTTTAAGCGGCGGGTCTAGTTCACAAACCCGTTGGTATCTCCATTTAATAAATAGTACTAAATTTGAATACGGTTCTGCTGTAGGCGTATATCCGGGACCAACATATCCTACATGGACTGTTTCCTCTATGTCTTCATCTAATTGGTATCATGTCGCTTTAATTCACGACAATACTTCGGTTACTCTTTATTTAAATGGATCCTCACAGGGAACGAATACAGGAGCAGCTTCTGCTAATCAAACATGGCGAGGAACTAACCTAAGTATAGGTAGATACGTTTTATCTAGTTTCTATTGGAACGGTTGGATAGATGAAGTATCGGTTTTCAATAGGGCATTAACAAGCACAGAGGTTACTAATATTTATTCAAATAAACAGTATAAAAGCCCAACAGCTCTCTGGCGTTTAAATAACGACACGACTGACGAGGTAGGAATTTACGATCTTACTAACAACACCATAACTTTTGATGGTACTAATAAAGCATATTGATTATGAACAACAGAACGTATGTAATAGCAGACACTTCCGAGGTTAGTGGTTTCGACTTTGACCAACTCATCGACATTGACGAGTCGTACAGCCGTAAGAGTTTAGACGGTTCTAAGATACTTGCACGGTACGAGGGCACACAACCATTCTTTCTGCTCGGTAAAACGGAGTACAATCAAGAAGAGATACTAAGCATCTTGAGTGGTCCTGAGTGGGCGAGCGAAGAACCTATCTAAGGTATGCACGAAACAGCCCAAGGGCTATATCATTCGTTGGAGAACCAGCGGTGGTCATTCTTAGACAGAGGACGTACAGCTTCTGAGCTTACACTTCCTTATGTCTTACCACCCGACGGTCACAACTACGCTACTAAGTACTACACACCGTACCAAGGTATCGGAGCTAGAGGAGTATTAAATCTTAGTAGTAAGCTATTGCTTGCACTACTTCCACCTAACGCTCCCTTCTTTCGTCTTGTTATAGATCGATATGAGTTAGACAAAGCAAAGCAAGACCTCGGTGTAGAAGGAGCAGAACAACTACGTACTGATTTAGAGAAAGCATTATCTGATGTAGAGCGTAGTGTATCACAGGAAGTAGAAGTACAGAACTTCAGGAACGGTATCTTCCAAGCATTAAAGAACTTATTAGTTACTGGTAACTCTTTGTTATATCTCCCTGATGAGGGTGGTATGAGAGTGTTCAAGTTGGATCGTTATGTAGTGAAGAGAGACCCAATGGGTAACGTTACACACATAGCAGTTAAAGAAACAGTAGCTCCTATGATGCTTCCTGAATCGGTAAGAGAGGAAGTATATCGTCAAGAGAAAGAAAATAGTTGTGATCTGTACACAGCAGTAGTTAGAGAAGATGACCACTACAATGTATACCAAGACGTCAAGGGTATGCTCATCGAAGAAAGTGTGGGTAAGTATCCGATTGAAAAGTCCCCGTGGCTCCCATTACGTTACACCCAGATTGATGGAGAGGACTACGGCAGGGGATTTGTTGAGGAGTACCTCGGTGACCTCAAGTCGTTGGAAGCACTTACAAAAGCGATTGTCGAAGGTAGTGCAGCAGCTGCGAAAGTATTGTTCATGGTCAACCCGAACGGTACAACAAGATCAAGAACTTTAGCAGAAGCACCCAACGGTGCAATCGTACAAGGTAGTGAAGCAGATGTATCGGTGTTACAACTTAATAAGTTCAATGACTTCCGTACTGCTCAAGCTACTATGGCTGGTATAACAGACCGATTAAGCCAAGCATTTTTACTGACATCTGGAGTAGTTAGAGATGCAGAACGAGTAACAGCTGAGGAGATAAGAATGCTCAGTCAAGAGTT